GAACGCAATCAAGTATCTCTCACGCTTTGGAAAGAAGAAGGGAAAGTCAAAACTTGACATTCTCAAGGCAATGCATTATTGTATTCTTCTGTATCATTTCGCTGGTCTTCACACAAAAACTGCTGATAATTATGAAACTTTCTGAATCCACTGTTAATCTTCTGAAGAACTTCTCTTCGATCAATCAGTCGATCTTGTTCAAATCAGGAACTAAACTTCGATCGATTTCCGTGATGAAGAACATTCTTGTGGAAGCAAACATTGCTGAGGACATTCCCCGTGACTTCGGCATTTATGATTTGAACCAGTTCCTCAATGGTCTTTCTCTTCACACCAGTCCCGATCTAGACTTCGGTGATGAAGATTATGTGATCATCAAAGAGGGTCGGATGCGTTCGAAGTACTTCTTCGCTGATCCCAGTGTGATCGTTTCTCCTCCTGAGAAAGAAATCTCTCTTCCATCTGAGGATGTGTGTTTTGAGTTGACCAGTCAACAACTGGATCGTCTGAAGAAAGCAGCATCTGTTTACCAACTGCCTGACATCTCTGCCATTGGCGATGGTAATGAAATCAAGTTGGTTGCTCGTGACAAGAAGAACGACACGTCCAATGACTTCTCCATTGTCGTTGGTGAGACTGACGCTGAGTTCGTGTTCAACTTCAAAGAAGAGAACCTGAAGATTGTTCCTGGCAATTATGAAGTGGTTGTTTCTTCGAAACTTCTGTCTCGCTTCCAGAATAAGAACATCGATGTGACTTATTACATCGCTCTTGAACCTGACTCAAGTTTTGGTTGATGAGACACATTCTCTTTACTCTGAAGGGTTGCTCTGAGGAGTTTCTGGATGATGAGGAGTTTGTGAGAGATGTACTTTACAATGCATCCAAGAAGTGTCAGTCAACTCTTCTGGCACTTCATTCTCACAAGTTTGAACCTCAGGGAGTAACTGCCATTGTGTTGTTGGCAGAATCACACATTAGCATTCACACATGGCCAGAGAAAGGAATGGCAGTTTGTGATGTCTTTACTTGCGGAGATCACACAACACCAGAATTAGGTGTAGAATACATGAACACCATGTTTGGAGCAACGAACATGGTTTCTAATGAGTTTGTGAGGCCATTGTCATGAGGAAATGGGAAGTTACTTATCGTTTGGAAAGTGTTGGAACTAAGTATCTGAAGATGATTGTAGAAGCAGATTACCAACACGAAGCAAAAAAGATTGCACAGGCACAAATGCCCTCTGCAAAAATCTGTGGTAATCCAAGGTCAATATGAACATCTTTGTCACTGATCCAGACCCAGTAATATCTGCAAGAGTTTTACCAGATAAACACATTGTCAAGATGCCTCTGGAGTGTTGTCAAATGCTCTCCATTGTGGCATCTGAAAAGTGGGGTCGTGGATTTGGTGAACTCCCAAAAGCAGATGGCACACCTTACAAAACAGATAAAGGTGCTTTCCGCAATCACCCTTGCACCATCTGGGCATCTGAGTTTGTTCTCAACTGGCGTTGGTTAATTCGCCATGGTTTGGCATTGTGCGAAGAGTATTCCAACAGGTATCAGAAGATTCACAGTTGTTTGCCTGCTCTTGCACACGCTCACCAAATCTTTCCGATGGCAGACCCAGCAGGAAGATCCGGTAAAGAACCAACACCTTTTGCTAGAGCAATGCCTGACATGTTTAAGTTGGACGATAGCATTTCGACTTTCGATGCTTACAAAATGTACATCGCATCTAAACCCTGGGTCAAAGACAATTATGTTAGACTACCAGAAAGGAAACCTGATTGGTTATGAGAACAGTACTCACAGTTGATGATGATGGAATTCTTACATTCCCTGAAAACTTTCTGGACAGTCTGGGATGGAAGGAGGGTGATGTGTTAGAATGGATTGATAATAAAGATGGATCTTTTTCACTGAGGAAACCTGATGAGTCGGAACGAGTTTGTCTGGACGGAGAAGTATCGTCCCCAGACAATTGATGATTGTATCCTCCCCGAGAGGACTAAGAAAACCTTCAGGGACTTCCTCAAGCAGGGTGAAGTTCCTAACTTGTTGTTGTCTGGACCTCCTGGTTGTGGTAAGACAACTGTTGCTAAAGCACTTTGTAATGAACTTGGAGTAGATGTTTATGTCATCAACGGATCCGACGAAGGACGTTTCATTGATACTGTCAGAAACAATGCGAAGAACTTCGCTTCGACCCTCTCACTTTCTTCGTCTGCTAAACACAAAGTCATCATCATTGATGAGGCAGATAACACAACCCCAGATGTACAACTCGCCCTTAGGGCGTTTACTGAGGAGTTTGTTGGTAATTGCAGGTTCATCTTCACCTGCAACTACAAGAATAAAATTATCCAACCGCTCCATTCCAGGTGTGCTGTCATCGACTTCTCTCTCAAGGGAAAAGAGAAAGCAGCACTCGCAGGAACCTTCTTCGAGCGTCTCCAAAACATCCTGGATAAGGAAGGTGTTGCGTTTGATAAAAAGGTCCTTGCAGAACTAATCAATAAACATTTTCCCGACTGGCGTCGTGTCCTCAATGAGTGCCAACGTTATTCTGTCAGTGGAAAGATCGATGCTGGCATTCTTGCTACATTCTCTGACGTTTCGGTCAGTGATCTTTTCAAGAACTTGAAGGAGAAGAACTTCCCTGAGGTTCGAAAGTGGGTTGTTGATAATCTTGATAACGACCCATCTTTGTTGCTTCGTAAGATTTACGATGGCATTTATGGGCAACTCTCTGGTCCAGGAATTGCTGCTGCTGTTCTTATTATTGCCAAGTATCAGTATCAGTGTGCATTCGTTGCTGACCAAGAGATAAATATGCTTGCTTGTCTTACCGAAATTATGGTGGAGTGTGAATTCAAATGAATGTAAAAGTTATTCGAATGTCCTCTGGTGAGGATGTGGTTGCTGATGTTCTTGAGAATAAGGAAGAGTCCCTTGTTCTTATGAACCCGATTGTTGCTGTTCCTGCTGGTAACGGACAATTGGGATTTGCTCCCTGGTCTCCTCTTCTGAAGCGTGAAGAGAAAGAACTGGAGATCAATAAGAAGTGGGTGGTTTACATTGCTGATGTGAACGATGAACTGGTTGAACAGTTTGAAGAGATGTTCTCCCCCATTCAAACACCAAGTAAAAAGTTGATTCTTTGACCCATGAAACATCTACTTGCTTTACTGCTGTTAGTCCCAATTCCTGCTCTGGCAGAGAACTACACTCAACGTGGTTACTCACAACAGCAGGAATGTTATAAGGATGTTTATCGTGAAGAGTATATCCCAGGGACAAAAGACAGTCCTGGTTATGTGAGACGGCACAATGAACGTGTTGCTGTTCCTTGTGAGCGTTCTGAATCTGCCACTACACCTGCACCTTCTCCTCCAGCACAACAGCGAGCGGAGAACGTGGACGATAACTCCTGCATTGAAGGAAGCATTCTTGGTGGAATTGCAGGTGGTGGCATTGGTGCTGCTGTGTCTCGTGGTGATGGTCGTTGGTGGGCAATCCCCACTGGCATTGTCGCTGGTTCAATGATTGGATGTCAAATTGATGGTGGCTGATGGAACTCAAAGATTGGTTGAATTCAATTAATTTCACCAAGCAGAATTTGCTTGAAGAGGATTCTTCTTTGAAGAAGGAGTATCCTCCATACATTATTAACCGCTGCTTGTCTGGTCACCTGGACTGCATTCTTCTTGTCAACGAAATGAATAAGTACGCATCTCTTGATAAAGACATGCAATATTCATTTTATCTAAATAGTTTGAGAAAAAGGAAGAGATTCTCTCCCTGGCTTCGTAAAGATAAAATCTCAGATCTGGATTATGTGAAACGTTATTATGGTTATAGTAACGAGAAAGCATCTCAAGCACTGAAACTTTTATCAAAAGAGCAAATCGAATTTATTAAACAACGACTTGACACTGGCGGTAAAAAATGACTCAAACTGTTGAGCCACAAGTAAACTGGTCACAGGACCAGATGATTGAGGTGGTATTAAATGAACCTGACGATTTCCTGAAGGTAAGAGAGACTCTGACAAGAATTGGTGTTGCTTCACGCAAAGAGAAGAAACTGTACCAATCTTGCCACATCCTTCACAAACAAGGTAAGTATTACATCGTTCACTTCAAGGAACTGTTTGCCCTTGATGGAAAGTATGCTAATCTGACCGTTAATGATGTTCAGCGTCGTAACAGAATCACCCGTCTGTTGGTGGACTGGGGTCTGATCTCTGTGGTTAAGGAAGAAAGCATCATGGATATTGCTCCTCTAAACCAAATCAAAGTCCTGCCTTATCGTGATAAGAACGAGTGGACTCTGGAGCAGAAGTACAACATTGGCAAGAAGGGGAAAACCGAAGAATCCTGACGGGTTTCCACATTGCCTTTTTCAAGCGAAGTCTTATAATTATATTGTGAGCGCCGAAAGGGTTCACAATACACACTCGCTTAAAAAGGAGAAACACCATGGGATCTATGGGTCAACTCGCACGATACCGTTCAGGTGATATCGATTCTTTCCTCAAGGATATCGATCGTTACTCGATTGGTCTGGATAGAATGTTCAAT